TTGAAAAATAAAATACCGCGTTTGGAGCAGTTCCATCGACTGCATGATAATTTGGTTCAGGCGTTAACTTTATTTGAGGCGCAAACCTCTGCACAAAAATCGGATCTAACGGAGCAAGATGAAAGGCATTTACGTATATTGGCGATGCTTATTAAATCTCTCGATGGCTTGATGCGGTTCGAGGCCAATTTCTCACAAAATGATGGTGATAAGGACTTAAAACAAAAACTTGAAGCAATCGAAGAAATTGAACGCCGCTTGGCTCGCCTCGCAGACCTTGGCAGATCAGCAGACGTTTCTAAATAGTCTCAACAGCTATGAACTAGATGCACTGATTTGGTATTGGCCCTTTTGGGCGCGCGAGGATCAATTGGCTCCGTTGGGGGATTGGACGAGTTGGTTGTTACTGGGCGGACGCGGTGCGGGTAAAACAAGAGCCGGCGCGGAATGGGTGCGCTACCGTGCCAATTTAGCCAGCGGACCAGAAGCATCCAGACAAATTGCTCTGGTCGGCGAGACTTTAGGTGCCGTGCGCCAAGTCATGGTCGAAGGCCCGTCAGGCATATTAGCTGTGTCGCCGACAAGTGAACGCCCACGATTTTATGCAAGCCGAAACTTGCTCGTTTGGCCGAACGGCGCGCGCGCCTATATGTTTTCGGCGGAGCGACCTCAGAGCTTGCGCGGTCCCCAATTCGATGCCGCCTGGTGTGATGAACTCGCAAAGTGGCGGCATGATCAAACGACTTGGGATATGTTGCAATTTGGGTTGCGGCTTGGATCTAAGCCACAGCAAGTATTAACAACAACGCCTCGGCCAACAGCTTTATTAAAAGCCTTGTTGAAAGACGATCAATGTTTGGTAACAAGGTCGTCAACGTCAGCGAATAAAGCAAATCTGGCACCGTCTTTTCTAAGAGACATTTTGAAGCGCTATGAGGGCACCCGGTTAGGCCGCCAAGAATTGGAAGCCGAATTGCTCGACGATCGGCAGGCTGGGCTATGGAATGTGGATTTGCTCGATCGACAAAGGTGTCAATCCGCGCCGACGCTGGAACATGTGATTGTCGCCGTTGATCCGCCCGTTGGCTCCGGTCCCCGCGCCGATGGATGCGGTGTTATTATATTGGGCAGAGGCAAAGATGGGCTCGCTTATATTATTGGTGATCAGTCCAGTCAGGGCTTAAGCCCACGCGCTTGGGCGCGCAAAGTGGCGCAGGCTTATGATGAGTATAATGCGGATTTATTGGTTGCTGAAGTAAATCAAGGCGGCGAGCTCATTCGTGAATTGGTGTTACGCGAGGCCCCTGATATTCGTTTCCGCGCCGTGCGGGCGCGACGCGGAAAGCTAGTGCGTGCGGAGCCAATTGTCGCTCTTTATGAACGAGGGTTTGTGTTTCATGTGGGTAATTTTGAAAAATTAGAAGAAGAAATGTGTCGTTATGATGGACATGGAGCAAGCCCAGATCGAATGGATGCTTTGGTTTGGGGGCTAACCGAAATGCTGCTGCGGCGGCCAACGGCGCAGCCGGGGGTTCGTTCTTTTTGATCATCAGATTTGCACGTTAGGTCTCTCGAATAAGTATAACAGCGCAATCGCGCTTCATAGAAATGGAAAATAAATGTCACTGTTTTCAATTTTTCGGCGTCAGTCAAATGATGTTGAGCGAAAAGATAGCCGTGCGGCAATTAATGCTATGCCGTCATTGATATCACCGAATTGGTCGGTAAAAAGTTATGCGTCTCGATTGCAATCTGGATACCGGCAAAACCCAGTTGGCTATCGTTGCGTGCGAATGATTGCCGAGGCCTGTGCAAGCTTACCCTTAGTGCTGAGCGAACTTGGCCAGAGGCAAGCGCAACACCCGATATTAGATTTGATTGTTTCGCCTAATCAGTATGAAACAGGCGTTGAATTTTTGGAACGGTGCTATTCATTTTTATTGTTGCACGGAAATAGCTATATCGAACAGGTTGCCTCCAGTGACGCGACGGTTTCATCCGACTTGGACGTGAGAGATTTCCCGAGCGAATTACATGTTCTCAGGCCAGATCGGGTTCGTATAATTGCTGGCGCTCAGGGTTGGCCGATCGCTTATGAGTACCGGGTAAATGACCATGTCACACGCTTTGAGCATGGGCAGGCATCTTCGCCTCTATTACATTTAAAGAGCTTTCATCCGACCGATGATCATTATGGTCTCAGCCCAATGGAGGCGGCGTCGCAAGCTGTCGAGATCCACAATTCTGCGAATGGCTGGAATAAGTCATTATTCGACAATGCGGCGCGCCCATCTGGCGCCCTTGTCTATCGTGGAAGCGAAGGTGCCACACATCTGACGGATGAACAATTTACACGGCTTAAAAATGAGCTTGAGGAGAACTTCCAAGGTTATCAGAATGCTGGCCGACCTTTATTGTTAGAAGGCGGGCTGGACTGGAGCTCCATTAGTTTAAGCCCCCAAGATATGGACTTTATTCAAGTTAAACATTCGGCGGCGCGCGATATAGCTTTATCCTTCGGTGTGCCGCCGATGTTGCTTGGCATCCCGGGCGATAATACTTATTCGAATTACGCAGAAGCCAATCGTGCCTTTTGGCGGCAAACCGTATTACCGCTTGCTCGGCGGACTACCAGGTCCTTAGGTCAATTTTTAAGCCCCACATCTCTCGGTGTGCAATTGGATTGCGACTTAGACTCGGTTCCAGCCCTCATGGAAGAGCGGCGCGCCTTATGGGAACGTGTCGCCAATGCCGATTTTATTTCGGATGATGAAAAAAAATTGGCAGTTGGTCTCGGTGCTCGGAATCGTCATGACTCGGAGCTGGATCGTTAGATATGTATTTAGATAAATCTCATTACAGAATATCTGGTTACGCGAGCCTTTTTGGCCAGCTCGACCAGGCCACAGACCTTGTCCAGCCCGGTGCTTTTTCGTCGGTGATCCGACGGCGACAACCAGTAGCTATGTTGTATCAACACAAAGTCGAAGAGCCGATAGGACGCTGGACAAAAATAATGGAAACGCGTTTGGGTCTATGGGTTGAAGGAGAGTTGGCGGTTGGTGCGCAACAAGCTCACGACGTCGCTCAGTTAATTTCAAAAGGTGCAATAGATGGTCTTTCCATTGGCTATCGAGTTCGGCGTGCCTTGCCAGGCAAGGGGCGGGTGCGCCGCTATCTTCAAGAAATAGATTTGTTGGAAATCTCGATTGTTACATTTCCAATGCAGACCCAAGCTCGAATCCACCGTTTTGGTGGATCGATAGAGCCACGACAACACGTCCGAACTTTGTCCGGAAGTGGGCCACATGACCAATAAGCAGGCAAAGAAAGGAAATAATATGTCGCTTGAATATGCAAATGAACCGGTCAACCAAATTGACGGTTACTCAGAACTAAAAAATTCCCATGACGAACTGTGCGAGACTGTTGAGCAGTTTCGACAAGCAAATGATGAGCGTCTGAATGCGATCCAAAAAAAGCAGGCAGATGATGTTTTGATGAATGAAAAATTAGAGCGTTTGGATCGGGCGGTCCGTCGCCTGTCGAATTCTGGCTATCGTCCCGATCTGGCCTATGGGCAACAAGGCTCGGCGGAGCTTGACCCAGCGGTCCATATGGAGAGCAAAGCTGCATTAACGAGCTATGTGCGCTCGGGAGATTCGAGCTTGCTCGAATCGGTAGAATATAAATCGCTCTCGACAAACCATGATGGCGATGGTGGCTTTCTGGTTCCCGATTATATGGAAGCACAGTTGGATGCGAAGCTGGCTGAGAATTCCGCGATGCGTCAACTGGCGAACGTCATTGATGTGGCGCAAGGCAGCCACTTGAATTTCGTTTCACCAAATGGTGAATTCGCGGCAAGCTGGGTTGGTGAAAATGCCGAGCGTGTCAGTAGCGATACGCCGAACTTTCAAGAAATCCGGATAAATTTTTACGAAATATTCGCCAACCCTGCCGCTTCTCAACGTTTCTTAGAGGATGCGGCTGTCGACGTTGAAAATTGGATTGTTCAGAGCCTCGCGCAGAAATTTGCCAAAACGGAGAATGAAGCCTTTATCGTCGGGACGGGATACGATTCACCTAAGGGGATATTAAAGTACCCCATGCATATATCGGGAACAGCGAGCCCAACTGGGTCAATTGCGGCGATGAAGTCTGGTCTCGCGAATGCATTGCCATCCAACCCGCTTGATTTTTTAATCGATTTTACAACGAATTTGCCCTCGCAATACCGCTCCAATGCAGTTTGGCTGATGAATGCCTCGACATTGGCCAGTCTACGCCGCTTAAAGGATAATGAAGGCCGATATATTTGGCAGCCTTCCTTGGTACTGGGCCAGCCGAGCAGCCTGCTTGGTTTTCCGGTCTATGAAGAGGGCTTTATGCAGGATATTGGCTCTGGGAAATTTCCCATTGCGTTTGGTGATATGAAAGCGGGTTATACGATTGTTCGACGCAAAGGTATGAGCGTCTTGCGGGATCCATATTCAGCTAAGCCTTTTGTTAGTTTTTATACGACCCGACGTCTAGGTGCGGCGGTTGTTGATTTCGACGCGTTCCAACTTGTAAAAATTGCTGCGTAGTCTGCGATGACAAGTATTTTGCAAAGGGCGCCCGCAACTGAGCCGATTAGTACGGATATGTTGCGTGATTATTTGCGACTAAATAGCGATCAAAAACCGCTTCTAGGAAGCTTGATTGCGTCGGCGCGCCTTATGGTGGAGGCCCATACGGGTCTCCGCCTTATCACTCAATATTGGACTGAGGTTATAACATCTTGGCCAAAGGAAAGCATTCGGCTTGGCCATTGGCCTGTGCGTGAGCTTCGTAGTGTGTCGCTCCTCGGTGATCCAATTGTTGCACTCGATGTCTCGAGATTTCGGCTTCAGGCGAATACGCGGCCAGCACAGATATTTACGTCTGAGGGGGCCTGGCCACAAATGCGAGCGAGCCAACACGGCGCGAGCTTTGAGTTGAAAGTAGGCTATGGCGATAGTCCGAGCGATGTTCCGGAAGCTCTGCTTCAAGCCGTCTTGTTACTCGCGGCGCATTGGTATGAAAGTCACGAGTGGAATGATCACGCCAGTGTCAACTTACTCCCGTCTAACGTGACGGCACTGATTCATCCATATAAAAATTTTCGGATTTAGCGATGAGACGAGAGAAATTTGTCTATGAGGTGCCCGTCATCGAGGAGGTGAGCGGTATGCAAAAAGCGTCTTGGCGAGCCGTAGGCGAAATGTGGTTAACCCTTAAACCGCTTCGAATGCAACTTATTCAGCGCGGATTAAATGACGCAACGCTCATCACCCATCGCGTCTATATTTCATATCACCCCGATATATCGGCTGGCGGAAGATTTCACGATGGTTCGCGGTATCTAGATATTGAAAGTGTGGAAGATTTAGGTGGCCGTCATTTGCGTTTGGTCTGCCTCTGCATTGAAACAGGAACTCCCCTAACTGGGCATGAAGATTTACCGTCGGAGATCACATGATAGAAAATATCGTAGAATGTTTGTCAGACGATGCATTCCTGCATGGCTTGCTCAAATTGGGGCTGGAGACGCGCCCAAAGTTTCCACATTTATCCGTCGATTTCTCCGAGAGCCAGCGGCTAGACAATCAACCAATGTTAACGCGTCATAACTGGCAGGTCTCAGCTTGGTGTTTCTCTCGGAATTATTTCGAGGGAGATAGGATTGCCGACAGTGTTATCCGTCAACTCCATAGCCTCAAATTGCCAGAACCCGATCGGATGATGTTCGTGAATTTAGAAAATAGATATGCCGGACCCGAGAAAAATGGCTGGCGTGTAAGGCTTTTATTTTCAGGCATTTCGGAAGCTATCGAAGCACCATAGGCCCCGATCCAAGCCCCAGCCAAATCATAATTATTGTCGCCATGCGACGCTCTATTAACAGCAGGAGTTGAATATGACTGCCCAAAGAGGCCGAGATTTACTAATGAAACTGCGTAAGGCGGATAGTCTTATTTATGAGACTGTGGCCGGATTACGCGCCAATGAAATTATGTTTAATGCACGACCCGTGGACGTTACCCATGCTCAAAGCGTCGGGCGCTGGCGTGAATTGTTAGATCAAAGCGGGGTCCGTTCCGTTCGTATATCTGGAAATGGACTCTTACAAACCCAGACTGCCGACATATTGCTACGTGAGATTTTCTTCTCCGGATCGGAGTGTGAATGGCAAATTTTCATTCCTAATTTTGCGCGCTTAGAGGGCACATTTATCCTTACGCAGCTGAATTATGCGGGCACCTATGATGGTGAAGTTAATTGGGAGATGGAAGTTCAATCGGCCGGCGAGGTAGCCAGTTATGCGGTTTAGAAGCTTAATGGCGAACCGCGCGCGAGGCGAGATGGTCGCTCGCATCAACGGTCGCACGCGCATAATGAAATTGAGCCTCGACGCGTTAGCTCGATTGGAGACGGTCTATGGTGGGGAGGATATTCTCACACTGGTAAAACGGTTTTCTGAAAAGGGTCTGTCGGCCACAGATGTTATCCATATTCTGCGCGCGGGTTTAATCGGTGCTTCGGACCCGCTTGGCGCGGACGATACGGCGATTGATGTTGAAGGCGGATATCCGCAGGCGCTTAAACTTGCAACCGAGCTTATGGAGCTGAGCTTCGCACATGGGTCTGACGAGGTGCCGCGTGCTTGATATAGAAACTAGAGCCAAGCCGTTTGCCGATCACGATCGTAATCTTATTCGCAACCTTATACGAACCGCGATGTCTATGGGGATCGATCCCGACCAAGCTTGGCAGCTTCATCCCGCCTTTATCATTGGGTTGGGCCGTCCTTCACGCACGGACGCGATCACCCGGCAGGCCGTTCAAGATCTCGTTTTAGACTTTCCAGATGAGCTTAATTGTCCCAGCAAGGAGTCGTATAGCCATGACCAATAATCTCGATATTTCAGCTTTGCTTTCGGCCGCTCAAGCCTCGGAAGGAAATCTGTCCAAACTGATCACGACTTTGGGTCAATTGGAGCATGCCCAAGATAGCGCAGGCCAGGCCTCTTTGCGGCTTGCGAGTGTTTTCTCAGACCTTTTTGATATGGTGGATACGCGGGCGGGTGCGTCGCGTTCGGCCCTAAGCGCCTTGCTCGATTTGCTATCTCAAAGCCAAAACACGAGTGGTTATAACATAGGTGGCTTCAACCCGGGCGCGAATAGGTCAACTGCCGGTAACTTCGCGTCTTCATTTGCGAGTGCATTCGGTGCGTCCCTCCAATCGGCCGGATCAGCAGGATCGGTAATAAGCGGGGCGTCTTCGAGTTCCCCCGTAAATGTAAAAATCGACCTCTCGAGTGCCAACGCAACGAGCCTGCGCCAATCTGAGTCGCAGCTAACCGCATTATTTGCTCGAGCCATCCAACGTGGCGCGAAGGGATTATAAATGAGCGATACATCATCCAGCTCCGCGTCCGACTTTCACCATGTCGTATTTCCCGATCGATTTGCTTTTGGCTCCACGGGAGGCGCAGAATTTTTAACCGATATTACCGAGACGGCCTCAGGGTTTGAACATCGGAATTCGTCATGGGCCGCGGCACGCCGCAAATATAATTTAACGACAGGCCCGCGGCGATTATCGGAGATACAGCTGCTAAATCGTTTTTTTCAGGCGCGACGAGGACGCCTTCACGGATTCTTATTTTCGGATTGGCTAGATAATAGCTCCGCCATTGCCGGCGGGACGGTCTCGGCATTCGACGAAACGCTTCATGCCGTCGATGGAAGTCCTCATCGGTTTCAATTTTTTAAAACATATGCGGCGGAGGGCGAGGTGGTACGTCGCCGCATACATAAACTAAATGCCGGAACCGTCGTGATCGCGAAGGATGGGCACATCCTAGCCAATAATCTAGATTATACATTGGACGCCCAGCGCGGTGAAATGACCCTCACATCTGCCCCAAGTTCGACCTCAACATTGACCGCAGGTTTCCAATTTTATGTCCCGGTTCGTTTTGATAGTGACCAATTAGACGTGCAACTCGTTTCCTTTGATACAGCTATTTTGCAATCTGTATCGCTGGTTGAAATTCGTATCGCGCAGATATAAGGCCCTTTATGAAAAATATTTCTCAGCTTCTGATTTCCGACTTGTCCAGTGAGGTGAGCCATCTTTGTCATTGTTGGCAGATTATACGGCGCGACGGACAACGCTTTGGCTTGACTAACCATGATCACGATTTGACCTTTGCGGATACGCTTTTTCATGCGGATGCGGGGCTGAACCTATCGGTAATCGAGAATCGATCCGGACTAAGCGAATATGGGTTGGATGTAGAGGGCGTCGTCGGCCATCCGCTTTTATCGGATAGTGACTTACGCGCCGGCAGCTATGACGGC